TGGAAACGTCTCGGCTCATTCCCTGACGACTACCACGCAAAAACAGACAAGATCGGCAAATACATGATCGGCATGAGCGTACCGCCGAAGATGACCGAAGTAGTGGCAAGGGCAGTTGTTGAACAATGGCTGGCGTAAATGCCGATCCGTGACACCCGCATGATGGCGAAAGCAGTGGAGCAACGATGGCCAATGTCAGCCGGTATCCGGCGGGGCATCATAACGAAACTGATCCAGGTGATGACGTCGCCGGATTCCAGCCCGCGAGAGATTACGTCGGCGGCGAAAGCGTTGATGGCTGCCGAGAAGCAAAACCAAGAAGACGAACACAAGGTGGTTGATGTTGTTATTTCAGAGCGAAACCATCGATTGGATGCAATCGCTGCCGACCTTGGGATTGACCAGAGTGTTATCGAGCTTGTCGCCCGAGAGGCGGGCAGCGGCGATAGCGGCGATGCGGGAGGGGCCGCAGTCGCAGGCGAGCAAGTTTGACGAAAAATCCTACGACCGCAACCGCAAGGCCAAGCAGCGGGCGACCGGTCGCGAGATCGTCATCCCGGTGCCGAAGAACATCGCACTACGCAACGCATGCCTTTTCGATCCTGAACTACTTCTCACGACGTACTTCCCCGAAACCTACTTTGAGCCATTTACGGCGGACCGTAGCGACATGCTTCGCTCTATCTGGCGTGCTGCCCAGTACGGCGGCGATCAGGCGATTGCGGCTCCACGCGGCGAAGGCAAGACGACGCTGGCAATGGATGGTGCGTTTTGCCTGATGATCGCAGGGCTGTCGTTCTTCCCGGTAATCGTCGGCAAGAATCAGGACGCATCGTCGGACGAGCTAAAAGCCCTGCGTGAGCGGATACTGGCGAGCGACCGGTTCGTGGAGGACTTCCCCGAAATCGGCGTTCCACTGCAAGCCGTGGGACCACAAACGGCAAACGCACGGCTACAGACGGTCAATGGCAAGTTTGTCCGCATGTACCTCGGCGTCAAGCACTTCGCACTGCCGAACATATCGATCGACCAATTGCCACACTGGCCAGTCGACATCGTGCCAGTTTCGTGCGGTCAGGTCATGGGGGCAGTCGGCATCGAGGGGCGATTGCGTGGGTTTAAGTTTCGGTCGCATCGTCCGACGCTGGCGATCATCGACGACGTGGAAGACAAGGATTCCGCAAACAGTGATCCGCAGATAGCCAAGAACGAAACCATCTTGGAAGAAGACATCGGCGGCATGGGGGCAAGTGCGGAGCGGATTGCACGAGTCTACCTATGCACGACGCTAAACAAAAAATGCAACGCCTACCGGTACACTGACCGCACGCAAAAGCAAAGTTGGAACGGTCGCCGGTATCGCAAGATGATCACGCCACCGGAGCGGATGGATTTGGTTGAACAGTACATTGACATGAGGAAGATGAGGGACGGCGACAAAGACCCCGACGCCCGTATCGCGTTTGCGTTTTGGCGTGACAACCAGGCGGACATCGAACGCGGTGCCGTGGTCAGCAACAAACACAGCCACAGCAAGAAGACTCACGCGGACGGCGAACCATTGGAACTATCGGCGATCCAGAGTTACTACAACCGCGTCGCTGACTTTGGGCAGAAAGCGGTATCAACGGAAACTGACAACGACCCTCCCGAAACGGTAGGGCCGCAGGGGATTGGCCTAACGGCATCGGTAGTGCGATCCCGGTTGACCGGATTACTGCGGGGTGTTTACCCAGCGAGTTCGGCGTTCGTGACGGTCGGACTCGACATTGGCAAATACAATTCCCACTGGGTCAAAATTGCATGGTACGGAAACGCGATCGGGAGCATCATTGACTACGGGATCATGGTCAACGGCGGCATGTCATCTACTACCGATTCTAAGGTTGTGATGGCGGCCCTGGTGCCGAACCTGATGAACTGGCGAACCGACATGATGGCGGACGGGCGGCTAGACTTCTGCCTCGTTGACGCTGGCGACTACACGGAAGCGATCTACGAGTTTATTCGCAAGGCCTGCGGGGTTCCGTTTGCAGCTTCGAAGGGCTGGGATGACGGAAGGTTCAGCCGCACAAAGGACTCCGACACCCGGCGGAACTTCCAAGAGGTCTACGCAAGCAACCAAGCAGCCGAGAAGCTCTGGCTTTACAACGTCAATACGGAGTTCTGGAAATCCTGGCTACACCAGCGATTCGTTACTCCAACATTTGACGAAAACGAAATAGCGAACGACGGCACGTTGTCTCTGTTTTCCGCACCTGGCAACCGAAAGATTCATCACGAATACAGCCAACAAATCCTATCCGAAGAAATGCAAGAAGAGTTTGTCGTTGGCAAGGGAATAGTTCGCAAGTGGGTCGAGATGAACGGAAACAATCACTACTTGGACGCGACCGCCTTAGCATGTGCCGCCGCCGGATGCCTCGGCGTTCGACTAGTTCAAAGAACCGAACCGGCACTTGCACCGCAGCCAAAACCACCAGAGAAAAAAGCCATGCTTAACCAGCACGGGCGACCATTCCTAGCAACCGAAAGATAAGAGCATGGCGAAAAACAACCTGCCGAGCGTTGACGACTTTTACAAAGGGCCAACAGTTGACAAGCCTACCGAGCTTCCACCGCCTCCGCCAAGCAAAATTGAAACAGAGGGATACTTGTCTACTCACATGATCGACATCAACAGACGTGCCGACACAAAGCTAACCCGCGATCAGGCAATGGAACTGCGGTCGAAGATGCGGCGATTGCAAGACGAAGATTGCGTACTAATGGACGGCAGTGCGATTCGATCAAAGTCTGACGTGATTCGATGGATGATTGAAAACCCGCTCGCACCAAGACCGCCCCGTTAAACCGATTATCGGATTAGGTGGAATGCGATGAAAATCACCATAGCATGGTGGAATGGTAATCGCGGACATCGAAGCGGACTTAATCGACTATGCAGACTTCGAAGAAGTTGGCAGCGTTAGTCGTGCTCGTTCGTTTATTACCGCTGCTAAACGATGGCTGATCCTTCGAGCCGATTCGGCGAGCAACGAAGGCTCAAGCCTATCTATCGGAAAAGCGTTCGTTGAGTCGATGCTAAAGCGTGCCCAGGACTACGTTGCGGGAACCGCTACAGACGGCAACGCCTCAAGCCGCGTTCGCTTCCTATCGTCGGGGGGCTTTCGATGAGCGCCCCTGGAAGCCCAGTAGGATTGCAAGCCGCGTTCGACAAGATTCGTGCTGACTATGACATGAGTCGTCAGTCGCGTTTTGTGCGTAGGCGTACAGGCGTTGCACCTCAGGGTTCGGGTGCTGACTATCACTTCCGCACTGAAATCAAATACTACGAGGGCATCGAGCAGGCCCGCGACATGGACCGCAACGACGCCCTGGTTGGAATCCTTGCCGATCGTCGTGTCGACAACATCGTACAGGGCGGATTTAAGCTCGACCCCAAAACCGGAGACAAGAAGCTCGACTTGGACCTATGGGAACGCTGGCAAGCGTTTGCAAACGATCCTGACCAGTGCGACATTGCCGGCGAGTGTACGTGGGCAGAGATTGAGCGGCACGCTGTCCGGGCAGAATCGATCGATGGCGACATCGTGATTACCGGCACGGAAGACGGGCCGTTTCAGGTCATCGAATCGCATTCAATACAAACGAAGTCGCGTGAGGAAGATACGTTCCTCGGAGTAACCCGCGATCGACTTGGTAAGCGATTGAAGTATTGGGTCACCGAAGAACTGAACGAGTTCGGCAGCAAGGGCGATTCGACACCGATCGACGTTCGCGACGAAGACAACGTTCGGCAAGTGTTCCATGTTTACAACCCACACCGAGTTTTGCAGACTCGCGGCGTGACTCAGCTTGCCCCGATATTCTCATACTCGGGAATGCTGGAAGACATTAACTTTGCAAAGCTGGTTCAACAGCAAGTCGTTAGTTGCTTTGCTGTTTTCCGCAAGATGGCGGCGAAGTCGTTAGTTGCTTTGCTGTTTTTCGCAAGATGGCGGCGGGGCAAAGCGGACTGCCGAGCGTGGACGGCTACGGCAATTCGACGACTGAAACAACGGTCGCAGGGACTCGGCAGATTGAGGGCGTAAGTCCAGGCATGGAGATCATCGGGCAACCAGGCGAAGAACTGCAAGGGTTTTCTCCCAACGTGCCAAACAGCGAATACTTCCAACAAGTAAAACTGATTCTCCAAGTCATCGGCGTCAACTTTGGCTTGCCATTGTGCCTGGTTCTCATGGACGGGAGCGAGACGAATTTCAGCGGTTGGCGTGGTGCGGTTGATGAAGCCCGCAAAGGGTTTGTTGCCGACCAGTTGAATCTTGTCCGTCGGCTACACGCCCCGGCTTACAAGTGGTGGCTGGCCAACGAAGTAAAGCAAGACGCTTCGCTTCGGGAAGCAATGAGCCGACCGAAGATTGACATATACAAGCACAACTGGAACCTCCCAACGTGGTCCTACATCGAGCCAGTCGCAGACGCAGAAGGTGACGCTGTTCAGCTACGCAACTCGCTAACGAGTCCGCGTAGGCTCCATAGTGCCCGTGGCAACGACTGGGAAGAAGTATCCGAAGAGATTGTTGAAGATAACCTCTACGCGATCACAAACGGAGCCAAGGCTGCCGCGAAGTTCAATATCGAGAATCCAGCAAGCCCTCCCCTAACGTGGCGTGACCTTGTCTCGCTACCGATGCCGGAAGGGCAGACGCTTGCGTTGCAAGATCCAGCAATGATTGCGGTACAAGAAAACGCAGCCTCGGCTGACGCAACCGCAGCGGCCCCCAGCGGTGAGTTCGCGGGACTGTCGACCCAGCAGTACACGCGGAACCGAAAAGCAATTCAAAGAACGCTGGACGAGCTAATCGCCGGAACGGCTAATCGCCGGAACGATCACGGAAGTTGCCGCCCGTGTGTTCCTGGAATCGATCGGCATGTCGGGCAAGAACATCGACCTGCTTGTTCAGGATGTATCCGACGGAAAAGTAGACACCCTGCCCAGTGAGGTGACGCAAGATGCCTAACGAAATCAAGCTCTACGGAGTCATCGGCGAAGATTGCCGTGCCGCCGACATCAAGAGACAGCTTGATGCAATGGATCAGTCGCAACCGCTCGTCGTCCGCATCCACAGCGAGGGCGGCGTGGTAACCGATGGGCTAGCGCTGTACGACGCATTCAAAGCCTACGCCGGACCAAAGCGGGCGATTATTGAGTCGGCAGCGTTCTCGATTGCCTCGCATATCGCTATGGCGTTTGACGACGTGCAGATCACTGAAAACGGATACTTGATGATTCACAATCCGCACATGGAAGTCGCGGGAGATAACGCGGCACATACCCAGGCTGCGGAAGTGTTGACGATGCTTAAGGCTTCGATGGTCACGGCCTACACGGGCAAGACCGGAAAGAGTGAGCAAGAAATCACATCGGTAATGAATGCCGAGACTTGGATTAACGCCAAGACTGCCTTGGCAAATGGATATGTAAACAGCATCGCCCCGGCGCGTAACGCACCGATGCTTGCCGTTGCAAAAGTGAAGAACATGCCGCAAGGAGTTTTGCGTTCGCTGTGTGGCGAGCCTTCCGAAGCTGGCGATAAACGCGAACCGACAAAAGGAAAATCTATGTCCGAATCGCAAACTCCCGTCGCAGCTTCAATCAGTGAAATTGAAGCGGCTTTCCCTCGTGCGAAAGCCGAGTTCGTCCTGAAGTGCGTCAAGCGACAATTGCCAATGGCAAGCGTTCTCAGCGAAGCACTCGCAGCGATGGACGAAGAAAACCAATCGCTAAAGGCTCAACTTGCCAAGGCAATGGAACCCCCGGTTGAACCTCCTGCCGATCCATCGGCAATGGAAGTCGAAGTTGAGGATGATGAAATGATGGCCAAGGCAAAAGCAATGGACGACGAAGAAGTCGCTGCCAAAGCCAAAGCCCGCAGCGGTGTCAAGCCAATCGCTAAGAGTGCGAGAAGTGCCCCGTCCGCATCGGTTCAGTGGAACAACGCAATTGATTCCTGCTTGCCAAAGTGCGGCGGTAACAAGGTGCGAGCCGTTTCGATGGCTAACAAAAACAACCCTGGTTTGCGTCAAGCGATGCTGACCGAAGCCAACAGCTAATCCACCCAACATATAAGCGGCCAAGGAGCCAAACAAAATGAGTCAATACAACGATTCCGGCTACGTGACAATCACGCTAACGGCAACGGTAGCACAGAACCTTCGAGTGACCGCCGGTGGAGCGGTAGCAGTTCTCGCTACCCGGGCCATCGGCATCGCAACCCGCGATGGAGTATCAGGTGATGAGATTGCCGTTGCTCTGCTAAGCAAGCAAGGCACAGTAAAGATGGTCGCGTCGAAGTCGATTGCCGCTGGTGCTTTGGTTTACTCCGTAGCAGCAGGCAAAGTTTCCGACACGGCTGGAAGCACTTCGTTCTTGCAAGGAATTGCAGTAGAAGCGGCAACTGCCAACAACGACGTTATCGAAGTTTATCCAATCTTCGGCCAAGTCGCGACGGCTTAATCGATCCCCAGGCGTGGTTGTGGTTGAGTCGGAGTAGCTACCGACAAAACCCAGCCACTTTTATATCCGTTTGCTTTGCCTGGGGAAAAGGTAAAGCACTATGCCAAGTCCAACCGGCTCACTAGCCACACTGCGACCAGACCTCGCAACGTTCCTTGAGTTCGATCTTGAGTCCGAAAAAGCGGGCTACATTGCAACGGAAGTTTTTCCGGTTATCAATGTTGCCTCGCAAGCCGGTACGTTCGGCAAGATTCCGATTGAAGAATTGTTGCAGCAACGCAACACCCGACGGGCACCCGGCAGCGGGTATGCACGCGGCGAGTTTAACTTCATCACTGCGGTCTATGCGACCGAAGAACACGGGGCAGAAGAACCCGTTGATGATCGCGAAGCCAAGATGTACGCCGAGTACTTCGACGCCGAGCAAATCAGCACGCTTCGTGCGTTCTCGTCCGTTCTGCGGAACGCTGAGCAACGCGTCGCCGATGCTGTATTCAACCCCGCCGTTTGGACTGGCGGAGCTTTAACCACAGCCATCACTAACGAATGGGACGACGCAGTTAATGCGGTGCCCCTGACGAATGTCGAAGCTGCGGTGCAGAAGATCTACGACAACTCTGGACTGTGGGCCAATGCACTGATCATCAACAAGAAGGTTTTCAGAAACCTTCGTAATGTTGCTCAGGTCATTGACCGCATCGAGGCTAACGGGGCCGGGCAAGCATCTAAGGCATCCGACGTAACAGTCGAGATGTTGAAGGCAGCTTTCGACCTTGACTACGTTATCGTCGCGGGCACCAGCAAGAACGGATCGAAGGAAGGTCAAGCCGCAACGCCGACGCAAATCTGGTCAGGTGAGTATGCAATGGTTTGCAAAATTGCTACCGGATCGGATATGCGTGATCCTTGCCTCGGTCGCACGTTCCATTGGTCGGACGACGGATCGTCGCTTGGCGGCACGGTCGAAAGCTATCGGGATGAAGTCGTTCGCGGAAACGTGATCCGAGTTCGCCACGATGTAGCCGAAGTCGTTCTGTATCCGGAAGCGGG